ATGTGTGGTAACTCTAATAAGCGGGAGTTGGCAAGAGAGCCAGCGCGCACTGTGAAGACAATGTGCAACTCCCGTCTGTTGATGATAGGGCTCAAATCTGAGTTGTATCGTCGTATTCTAATAGGAACTGTTGTGAGAGGCCAAATGCATGCTCTTGTCGAGAGACAAGCTAGTATTTTGGAGGACATCAACAATTTGCTTAGTTTTATGACTGTTATTTTTATGAAAATGTTTCTCCTAGCTATTAATTTAGCGAAGGAAGCATTAGTCGTTTTTGAGGGTCATCGAGCTCGAGCTTATGTTGAGTTGGTTTTTGGAATAGCTCTCTTGTACTTATTGTTCAAGTTGGCTGTTCTTATTAAACGTCTTGCTTTTCTTTTTCGTGGTTGGGTTGTTACTAAATATACTTTGAGTAGTGTTGCCAACACGGGGGAGAACAGGTTTATTTCTAAGAGAATAACTAGTGATGGAGTTTTATATGAGTTTGTTTATCAGAACAAGCTTGTTGTAATACCCCATGTTGAAACTATTGAGAATGTGCGTCGTATTGACGAGATGGCATTGCCAGGCTCAAAGCTTTACCCGTCGTCACAGCGTAATGTAGGTGCTATTTTAGTAGCTACTGAAGGCGTTGAATTGACTGTCGTTGGTTGCTTTTGGAGGTTTGGTGATTACCTTGTCACTGCTAAGCATGTTGCCAATGCGGTGTCCTCTGGTGTGGCTGAAGTTTATTTGGCCAATCATAAAGAGAACACTAAAGGGTTGAGACGCGTTAATTTAGATAAAGTTTATCGTATGGAGCGTGATTTCTTTGATATTGATGAGAACAACTTTCCAAAAGGCTTTGATGTCTTCACTCGTAAATTGAGTTTGAAGCAGTGGAGCACTGTTGGGGTTTGTGAACCGTCGACGAAGAATCGCAGCACCTACAATCAAACTGTTAGCGCTGTCGGGTTTCAAGATGGTCTTCTAATGACTAGTGCAGGTAAGACGCTTGAAGGTAGTGGTGTTGTGGAGTTGTTTCATACAGCTAGCACACACCCAGGCTTTTCAGGCGGGCCGCTTTTTAGCGGTAATAGTGTCGTCGGGATGCATATACAATCCGATTGTAATAAGAACGTTGCTATACGAATTGAACTTATTAAATATTGCCTTCTTCGTAAGAATGAGTCAAATCAATCATTTGAGAGTGAAGACTCAGTTGATTTTAAGTATCAAGGTTATGGCGTTAAATTTGAACGTTACGGTGATGATGATGATTACGCCGCTTATAATGATCGGGGTGACGTTTTTTATGGCGTCAAGTCGAAGTATGCAGAATTCATTGAAGAGGAAGAAGCGGTTGAGTACATGCCTAAGCGAAAGGCAAGCCACACTTACCGAGATGAATCAGCCCCAATTAACGGAGTTATTAATTTACCACGTGAGAAAGCGGTGCATTGTGCATCGTGCCCGCAAGAGCAGGCCGTGGCCGTTAAGTATTTAGACGACAATGCAGATGAGTTGGTTAAACTTGGGTTTGATCCAACTAAGTATGTCTGGCCTATTATTAGTGAGAAAACCGAGCGGGTTTCTTGCGTCAATCACCTTAAGTTGTACCATGAGCGAGTTAATAGTATTACTCGGAAACCTACTGATGCTGAGTGCAGAAGGGTTGTCCAAGTCACTTTACAGCAAATGGCAGCGAATAGGTATGACGCTCCCTGCGGTTATCGTGATCCACAAAACATTCTCCGAGTTATCAATTCTAATAAAGTTGATTCTAAGAAGAGTCCTGGTCATCCCTATCAAGCGATGGGTTTGATGAAGAATGGTGATGTTTTGAAACACTACGGTGATGGTTTTGCTGAGATAGTAGAGCGTGAGTGGGATTCAGAGTTTTTTATGAAGATTTTCATAAAAGCTGAACCCACTAAAGCTGAGAAATTGGAGCGTGGTATGGCTCGAATTCTAGCTGGCATGCCTTTGCATAAAATGGTAAAGAATCAGGTT